AATGTTATTGAGGCTACGATGCAATATGCGACAAGCACGGCGCATATCTTCTGGGTTACGGAACGCACCCCAATTGATACTGCCCAATGTGCAAAGAGCGATACGACCATCGCTGTCATCCAGACGTTTAAAGGATTTAGTAGGTAAAAGAATTTCACAGCATAAGTTACTCTGGTAAATTGTATGATACTCAGGATCAAATGGTCCTTGTTTCATAACATTGTCAACGAACACTAAGTATATACGTCCTGTATCTGTTCGTTCTTTAAGAATGCCTGACTTGAATACTTCTTCAGCCGACATTGTTTTCTTTCTCAAGTCTTTACGTTTTTCATATTTAACGTATAGTTCTTCAAACAATTCTGTATTACTATAGAATGCTTGATAAAGATCAGGTACTTCATTAGGATCAAAGAATGTTATTTGTTCTTTGTTTTTGAATCGTCTCCAGAAGAATGCACTAAGAACAACCCCATAGTCCATGAACCTGACTCTAGTTTCGTCTGTTCCTTGATTGTTTTTAAGTACGATAAGGTCATCAAACTGATGATGCCAAATGGGATAAAATACAGTAGCACTTGCATTACGAATACCTCCTTGACTGCAACTTCTTAAGTCACCGAACCATTTCTTTAAGAATGGTATCATGCCGGTGTGCATAATCTCTCCACCACGAATAGGTGATCCTAATGGTCGTAGTCTACCAATTTCTAAACCTATGCCAGCACGTTTGCTAGCATATTTTGCCATCATTTCTCCACTAGCAAATATACTGTCCAAATCATCGTCACTGCGGATAAGTACGCAACTACTAAACTGTTTAGTAGGAGTGCCAAGACCAGCGAGAACAGGAGTAGCAAGAGTGAACAACCCATCACTGGCTGCATTATAATATTCTTTGATATAACGCATACGGGCATTATTAGGTTCTTCCTTGTGAAAGACTGTAGCGGCTGCAACCATGTATCTAATTTGAGGTGTTTCATAAGTTTGTTTTGTTGATCTATTCTTTACTAGATATTTTTCAATCAATTGTTCAATGGCGGCATAACTATATTGCTCGTCCTTAGAGTGGTCAAGCATGTCATCCATCTTGTTCCAATCTTCTTCACTATACCATTCTAGTAATTCTGGTGTATATAATCCTGTAGCCACATTAGTTACTACGATATCATACAGACGGGGAGGTTCGTAATTGCCATACACATCCTTCCTAAGCATAGATAATCGTTGTTTACCTGCTACATATTGATAGTTTGTATGTCCTACATCTGGATTATTTTCTACATCAATCAAGTCAACTACCGCACGTAATGTAATTCCATCAATTTCTTGTGTTGAAATCCCATCATAGAAGTGTAGTTGTGATTTTATCTCTACCATTGAAGGGCTAACATCAGCTATCCCTACACATATTTTTGCCACTTGCGCTTGCCATTTTTCTAACATCAATGGCTCTTTTGTCCCATCTCTTTTGGTGACGTATATCTTCATATTTTACCCTATTTTCTTATTAATTATTGTTATATCTAATTGTTGTACTATTTTAAAATCTTGTAGATTATTACTTATCACCGTCCCAGGCCAGTAATTAAGTATATATTTTGCGTTGTCTACCAAGACTAATGATGTGTCATTGCCTTGACTATCAGTAGCTAACACAAACTCTATATCAGTAATATTCATTAATAGTAGAGTATAGCACATTCCTAGTCCTCTTGCAAGCGTACAGTAGGTGTTTTCTACCAAAAGCTCCCAAGGACCGGGCCAAGTGGGTAAATCAATTGGGTGTAGATAGTGGTTGACTAATGGGGCATATTGCCACCATTTGTCAATTTCCACACATTGTTGAGATAAATCAAAGTTTTTGATTTGATTGCGTAAATTATACCAAGATTGTAATCTATTGTCGTAAGACGATTGAAATGTATTCATTAGATAACTACTTATCTAAAATGAGTCACTTCTGTCATTTATCTGGACAATTTTCAAAATGTTTCTTTTTCATACTACCTAAATATCTTCCAGTTTTGTTACAGTGGGGACATATAACATTAGGTGCATTCTTAATTTTGGCTGAAGCTTTATCACGTGACTCTGAAGTAATAATCTGTTTAGACCTTGCTAGTTTTATTTTTGTTTTAGTTTCATCAGTCACTACTTGTTGTTTGGCTTTTTCACTTTGTATAATCCTACGTTCTGGATTTGCTTCCCAACTTGCTCTAGTTCTTTCAGCTTGTAGTTGTCTGTATTTTGGATCTTTACCTCTATTTAAGGCAGCTTTTTTTAATTTCATTCGCACCTCATCTGTTAAATTAAACATTAAATTATTTCTATTATTGTATACATCGTCAGATGTTATATCTATACTATCTAGTAAGGTCGATTCCATTAGCTGGCACTCTGGCATAGTACCTTTATATACAATTATTCTTTCCCATTTATAATTTGAATTATTATAATCGTTCCAAAAATAGGAAGAAGCTGACGAACAAATATATCCATCATCTTCTTTTCCCTTATGCCATCCGATATAGATTTTATTAAGCGTTGTGTTGATCCAGCAATAAACAAATGAGTCCATACATCTATTTATCGTGCCAACACCCAAACATTTAAGTTAGTCCTAATTTTTTCCTAATAGCAGTTCCTGATATTTGTGTTATAGCATCATCAAACTTTTCTTCTGCGATAGTATATCCGACACCTCTGCCATATCCAATATGTACAATATTAGGTACCACTTGAATTTCATATTGACCCTGATATAGCATATCCAAATCACGTTTAATGAATGATTTGACCTTTTCTATTTCAAATGGGTTACTTCCTTGCCATCCCTGACAGTCACGTATTTGAATAACAACTTGTCCTGTTTTTTGGATAAGTCGTTCAAACAATGCACGATGACCTTCGTGCCATGGTTGCCACCTACCAAGTTGCTGGACTGTTTCTTTTTTCCAATCAAATGTAGGTCTACGTCTATTGTCGTATATATGTGCAAAGATGAACTCACTCCATTTTTCACTATTTTGTTCTGTGATACGGAAGTCATATACCTCTGGTGGGACGAATGCTTTATTAGTATCTTCGTATCTACCTTCAGTGATTGTATCAACCCAGATTGTCCAATCAGCTTTGAAGTTATTACGCATTTCAACTAATGGTGCAACAAAATCGCAGATGACGTAATCAACATCGGTCATTGCATCTGCTAGTTCACGCATACGTAGACTTTGACGAATTCGACCCTCTTTACTGAAGTCCCAGTCGTTATATTTTTTACGTACATCGTCGGCGTTAAGCCAAGCTACACGTTTGTTAGCTGTTTGTAGATGTCCTAGTAGATGTTGTGCCAGATAAGTTTTACCGGCGCCGGGCAAGCCCATAATAAGAATACGTTGTGTCATGTTTTATCTCCTGATATAAAAATATTTATAGTAGAGATAGCTTACCCGTATATTTTATTGTATGCCTGACATACCTGCCATACTATGTCTAGCTAAACTTAATGGACCTTTAGTGCTAGTGGTAGTAGTATCATTGGCATAATCAATACGATTAACGACGGATGTAGTGGGTGAGCCACCTGCTATCCAACCATAATCATTACTACCAGCGGTGCCAGTGGCTGACTTTGCTGAGGTTAATGGTCCACGAATACTGGCTGTTGCAGTATCGTTTGCAAAATCAATACGGTCTATTGTTGATGTTCCCGGGAGGCCTCCCGCAAACCAACCATAGTTAGTATTACCAATTGCACTTACCCGATATCTAGCAGAACTTAATGGACCTCTATTGGTAGTATTATTAGTATCAGTAGCATAAACTATTCTAGCAACAGTTGATCTAGCAGTTCCGTTTCCAGGCTCTCCTCCACCTAACCATCCATATGTACTATTACCGGTACCTGCTAGGCTGCGTATTCCTAGATACCCACCCAAAAATCCACGATTACTTGCAGTTGCGGTATCAGTTGAATATGTTATACGCTGTATATTAGTTTTTGTGGAGCCACCGTTATCACCTGCGGTAATCCAGCCATATGTAGTATTATCAGTGGTTGCTCCTGCGGCATATACCGCGCCTGCTAAAGGACCTCTATTAGTTGAAGTTGCAGTATCAGTTGCATATGTAATACGACTTATAGTTGATTGAGGTGGACTCCCAGGAACTCTACCACCTGCACTCCACCCATAAGTAAAGGTATTAACCCCTACATTCCTAAAGGTAGCTGTACTTAAAGGTCCTCTAACTGTTGCAGTTGCAGTATCTGTTGCAAAAGTAATACGATCTACTGTTGAGTAAAAAGGACTATATCCTCCCCCAAACCATCCTGCTGTTGCTTCTGAGGGTGGTGCGGCACTAAAGCTTACACCTCCACCAGTCATTGTTATTCCACCCGTTGTTATTGTTATTGACATTCTTTATCCTTTATCCTATTATTGTACGCCTGAGGTTGCATGTGATTGAAATGTTCCTGTATATTTTTTATATATAAAAAGGGATCATAATATTATGATGCTATACCAGAAGATCCGGATGACATTCCAGTAACTAGAGCCATTGGACCACGAACATCTGCTGTTGCAGTATCAGTAGCATATGTTATTCTATTCACTATTGATACATGTCCAATACCATAAGCATAACCACCACCAAACCAACCATATGTAGTACTATCTGTTACTCCAGCAAAATTTTGGCGAGCAGATGTTAATGTACCTCTCACACTTGCAGTAGCAGTGTCAGTTGCATAGGTGATTCTATCTACCAGTGATACTCCATTGTAAAATGGAGCACCTACAGATCCACCTGCATACCAACCGTATGTAGTAGTGCCAGTGGCTGCTAAACCTCTTCTTGCTAAACTTAGTGGACCCTTTACACTTGCAGTGGCTGTATCTGTTGCATATGTTATTCGGTTTACTGATGAAGTATTAAAACCACCCACATCCCCGGCACCAAACCAACCGTCAGTGGTATTACCGGTAGCACCTGAATAACCTCGACCCAAAGCTAAAGGGCCGCGTTTAGTTGCTGTTGCTGTATCGGTCGCATATGTTATGCGATTTACAATAGAAGAGGCTGCGTATCCTCCACCAAACCATCCGTACGTAGTATCACCGGTCGCAGCAAAAGCCAATGGATAATAATAAGCAGTTGATGATAGTGGACCTCTCACACTTGCAGTAGAAGTGTCAGATGAGTAGTCAATACGATCTATGGTAGATACTGATCCGGCAGCGGGTCCAGTTGTACTGCCACCCGCAAACCAACCATATGTAGTAGTGCCAGTGGCTGCTAAACCTCTTCTTGCTAAACTTAGCGGTCCTCTTATGCTTGCTATAGCTGTATCTGTTGCATAGTTTATTCGTTGCACTGTAGAAATGTTACTAGTAGGAGAAACCCTATATCCGCCACCAAACCACCCAGATGGGCCGGCTGGGGGTGGTGCGGCTACAAGAGTGAAGCCACCACCTGTCATTGTAAATCCGCCAGATATCGTTATACTCATTCTTTTTAAACCTTTATCTTATTGGATGCCGGAGGTAGATTGTTGGCGAGATACACTTTCTGACAAGCTTCCTCTTGCCGTTGCTGTTGCAGTATCTGTTGCGTAAGTTATTTGTTGTACAGTAGCTAAAAAAGTTCCACCAGTACCTCTACCGCCACCAACCCATCCATAATTAGCATCACCAGTGCCTGAACCATAAGTTGTTGTATATATAGGGCCACGAACACTTGCTGTTGCAGTATCTGTTGCGTAAGTTATTCGTTGTACAGTAGATGTTATTGCATAAACACCGTTGTAGCCGCCCGCGGCCCAACCATATGTAGTATTAAATACACTTCCCAAAAAAGCTTGAACTACTGACAGTGGTCCGCGAACACTTGCGGTTGCTGTATCCGTTGCATATGTAATACGTTGAATTAATGATGAGTTATCACCGGTAGTTCCCCCAACAATCCAACAATAAGTGGATCCATAAGTGTTTCCATCAGTAACCGCAGTAGTCTCTCTTATACCCACAGATAAGCTTCCACGTCCTGAAGCAGTTGCTGTATCTGTTGCATAGGTAATTCGTTGAGTGAATGTAGAATAATTAAAAGATGCAGGGGTGTTGGCATAATACCCCCCACTAAACCAACCGGCAGTCACATCTCCTACTCCTGCAACACCACTTACCGCATATACCATAGGTCCTCGGCTACTTGCAGTGGTAGTGTCAGTTGCATATGTAATACGGTCAACTGTAGTTACTCTACCAGTTGGCGACAAGTTATAATTAATACCAGTTGCAAACCATCCATATGTAAAATTACCGGATGCAGCATGACCATACTTACCGGCTGTTAATGGGCCTCTAACACTTGCAGTAGCTGTATCTGTTGCAAATGTTATTCGTTGTACTGTGCTCCTTGTAGCAGGGGAATATCCGCCACCAAACCATCCTGCTGTACCTTGAGCCGGGGGTGCCTCACTGAAACTAAACCCACCACCTGTAAATGTTATTCCACCACTAAATGTTACTGACATATATTATTCTTTCTATTATTGTACACCGGAAGCTGATGCCAAATTCCGTCTAGCTAAACTAAGTGGACCACGTACACTTGCAGTTGCAGTATCTGTTGCATATGTTATTCTATCTACCGTTGAAAGGTATCCCGGGCCCGGATATATCCCTCCACCAAACCATCCATCAGTGCTATTTCCGGATGCAGCCAAATATCGTTTAGCCGAAGATAATGGACCACGTACACTAGCTGTTGCAGTATCAGTTGCATACGTGATTCTATCTACTGTTGAAATATTGCCGGTACCTCCTGGAATATACCCGCCGCCAAACCATCCATATGTAGTATCACCGGTTGCTGTCAACGAATATTTAGCAGAACTTAGTGGTCCGCGAACACTAGCAGTTGCTGTATCTGTTGCATATGTAATACGGTCTACGGTAGATCGGGATCCCGGTGCTGCAGGATTAGGGAATTGATAGCCTCCACCAAACCATCCATCAGTACTATTTCCGGATGCAGCCAAATATTTTCTAGCCGAAGATAGTGGACCACGTACACTAGCTGTTGCAGTATCTGTTGCATATGTTATTCTATCTACAGTTGATGAGGCTCCTGGGTTACCACCACCAAACCATCCATCAGTACTATTTCCGGATGCAGCCAAATATTTTCTAGCCGAAGATAGTGGACCACGTACACTAGCTGTTGCAGTATCTGTTGCATATGTAATACGGTCTACTCTTGA